CACCATCCGGGCCGATCTCGCCCGCTCACAGGAGAACATGAGCATGTTCCTGCAGGGTACGGCCCAATACATCCAGGCAACGGCGCCTGCCGTGCAGGCCAACATCATTTCGAAGAAGGCTGCCGTCGTCATCTACTCGTCCTTCGCCCGCAACTACAAACTCGGCAAGTCGGCGGAAGACGCGCTGGCAACGCTCGAGGAGGAAGCCGCGAAGGCCGAGGGACAGCCCGATCCCGCGCAGCAGGCGGCAGAGCAAGCCCAGCAGGCCGAACAGCAGAAGATGCAGTTCGAGATGCAGAAAATGGAGCAGCAAGCCGCGCTCGATAGGCAGTCCAAGGAAATGGACATGCAGATGAAGCGCGAGGAGCACGAACTCGCGATGCAGAAGATGCAGGCCGACATCGCCTTCCGTCAGCAGGAACTGGAGTTCAAGGAGCGTGAGCTGCAGATGAAAGAGCGCTCTTCCCTGCTTGACGCCAGCATTCATCAGCGGACGGCCGAGATCAACGCCCAGGCGACCGAACACAAGGCGCGTCTCGGCATGGAAACCGTGGAGCACAAGGCCAGGATGGCCCGCCAACCGCAGAAGGAAGACGCATGAGCGGCAAGCTATTTTGCGCATCAATATACACGGCAGGTTTTGTGGCCGCTTTGACAATGAGTTATGCTTTTGCTCTCGTTGGGGAGCCCCAATCTCTTTGGCTGTGGAGAGATGTCCTAGGGGTTGTGCAATGAACGGCCGTTGGGTTGAAGTCGAGCCAGGCAGGCAGCGGTTCATCCGCGAGCGTGAACAGGTTGAGGTGGCGCGCTCCGATCTGCCCATCCCGTATGTCATTGGCGACCTACCTGCATACAAATCACCGCTCGGTGACGGCGTGATTGACGGCCGAGCAGCGCGCCGCGAGCATTTCAAGCGCACCAACACCCGCGAGGTAGACCCATCGGAGTGGAAGGAGCGCTCACAGCAATTCCAGTCTTCCAAGACTGAGAAGCAGGCCATCGCCGACAGTTGGCGCGCTGGCACAAACATCAAGCGTGGAACCGCTTAACCGCCTCTGGCGATAGCTAAGGACACCATACATGGACGATATGACCAACGGCGCGGCTCCGGTCGCCACCGAAAGCGCCCCTGCGCCTGTTTCAACGCCTGTCGAGTCGACGCCGAGCATGGAAGACACCATGTCGGCCGTCTGGGACAAGATGAACCCGACGCGCGACGACGGCGGCAAGTTCGCATCCGATATATCGGCCAAGCCTGAAGGCGCGGAGAACGCAGCAGAGGCAAAGCCCGAAGAGAATAACGACCAGCCCTTGGAGAAAGCCCCCGAACCGGTAAAGCCGGCCATCGAGGCGCCGAATTCATGGTCGGCTGAGATGAAAGCCAAGTTCGGCACCCTTCCACCCGAAGCGCAGGAGTACATCGCGCAGAGGGAAAGGGAAGCACATGCGGCCATCACTCAGAAAGGGGAGCAGATCAAGGCGTTCGAGCCGATACGGCAGACGTTGGATCAGCATCGCGAGGTGTTCGTCAAGAACGGCGTTTCGGAAGCAGAAGGCGTGCAGCGCCTGTTTGCCGCCGATCGTTTCTTGCAGGAGCGGCCGACCGAGGCAATCCAGTGGCTGGCAAATCACTACGGCGTTGATCTGCGACAGTTCGCGACCGACAACCAGCAGCATGACCAATCGCAGCCAAGCAGCGAAGTCATCCAGCTCCGCAGGGAATTAGCCGAGATCAAGAACTCTCTCACGGCCCGCGAGCGCAGCGAACACGAAGCGCAGACGGCCACCGTTGCCCAGACGATCGAGAAATTCGCGAGCGAAAATCCGTACTTCAACGACGTTGAGGACGAGCTGATGGGGATGATCCCAGTGATCAGATCCAAAGAGCCAGGTCTCAACTACGAGCAAGTGCTGAAGAAAGCCTACGACCGAGCGGTCTACGCCAATCCCGATGTGCGTCAGCGTCTGCAGGCTGACCAGCAGAAGGCGGCGGATGAAAAGCGCAAGGCTGATGAGGCCGAGGCAGTTCGCAAAGCGAAGCAGGCAGGCGGTATCAACCAGAAGAGCGTCCAGGGCACCAGCCCGACCAAGGGCGCCTCGATGGAGGACACGATGGCCGCGGTCTACGACCGTCTTCACGGTAACGGCTGATCCTTTTTCAAACAAACAAGGTGATGGAAAATGCCAAGCCCTAACAGCGTTTTCACCGAAATGGTGACGACTACCCTTCGCAACCATCCCGCCGAAGTGGCGGATAACGTTTCGAAGAACAACGCCCTCTATTCGCGTCTGAAGAGCCGCGGGAAGATCAAGAAACTGTCCGGCGGCTACGAAATCGTGCGCCCGCTCGATTATGCCGAGAATTCTACCTACCAGCGCTACGCAGGTTATGACACACTGAACGTGCAGGCTTCCGACGTTCTGTCGGCCGCCAAGTACGACTGGGTGCAGGCTGCGATCCACGTCACCGCTTCCGGTCGCGAACTCCGCATGAACAACGGCAAGGAACAGATCATCGATCTGGCCTCGTCCCGTACCCGCAATGCCATGCGCACGGCGGCGAACAACATGTCGCTCGACATCTACTCGGACGGTTCCCTCACGAACCAGATGGGCGGCCTGGCGCATATCATCCAGAACGCCGGCACCGGCACCGTGGGCGGGATCAACTCGACCACCTACACCTTCTGGAAGAACAAGATCTACGAGGCCCCCGGCACCAACACCGTGACCAAGTCGAACATCAAGGGGTACATGAACACCCTTTGGCTTTCGGTCGTTCGCGGCACCGACAAGCCGGACCTCATCGTCTCGACGCATGACTTCTTCAGCTACTACTGGGAAAGCCTTCAGGATCTGCAGCGCTATGCGTCCGCCGATTCCGCGACCGGCGGCTTCCAGTCGCTGAAGTACGTCACCGCTGACGTGATCTTCGACGACAACACCAACTTCGCCACCACTGGCGAGAAGATGTACTTCCTCAACACCGACTATCTGGAAATGGTCGTCCACCGCGACGCCAACTGGACCACGTTGGACGAGAAGATGTCCATCAACCAGGACGGCGTTGTCATCCCGATCATCTGGCAGGGCCAAATGACATGCTCGAATCGCTCGCTCCAGGGCGTGCTGATCGACGCGGCATAAGGAGAAACGACAATGGGTTACATCATTGGTGCACGACTGACGCAGGTCTACACCGCCGCCATGCTGACCGGCTCTGAAGCCGGCACGGCCCCTGGCGTCGGCGACCGCTACGAAGACTACGACGGCAAGGAATACAAGTTCGTCCAGTATGACACTGGCGCGGGCCCGGTTGCCGCCGTTGCAGGCAATTTCTGCTACTACTACGCACCTGGCGGCACTTCGGCAGGCGCGACGACCGTTGTCACGTCTGACCTTTCGGACTCGGCAGGCGTGGGCGCTGGTGTGCTCATGTCGGCCCCCGGCGATGGTGAATACTGCTGGATCCAGACACGCGGCCCCGCAACGCTGACGACGGCTCTCACGGCCGGCGCCGATGGCAATGCGCTGACGCCTGTCGGGTCGACGGACGGAACGCTCGATGTTTCCGCCGCCGTCACTGACCACATCTGCGCCATTGCGATCGACGCATCGGCAAAGATCGTCATGGTGACCTGCCCGTAACGCGATCGGGGCGGCTTCGGTCGCCCCTTTCCTTTTCCAAGGAGAGCGAAATGGCAAAGAAGACCACCAAGAAAGTCGAGGCGAAGTCGGACAACGAACTGTCCCGCATCGTCCCGAAGCTCATCAGCCGCGGCGAAATGCGCAAGGCTGCCGAAGCGGTCAAGGAAGCCGCTCCCTCTGAATCCCAATTCGACGCCATCATGGCCGAAAATCCCGGCCTCCGCGACGTTTACCTTTCCCTGCAGTCCTGACGGCAACGCCATTCCGGCGCCCACAATCGGAGAATGACTATGGACGAATTCATGCCGCGTGCCGACCACGAGCCGGCGCACATCTTCCCGCTCAAGTTCTGGACAGACTACGAAGGCACGGACGGCGAAGAGCTGGCCGCCATCGAGTGGGTCCAGTGGACGAAGAAAGGCACCACCAACGCGACGATCACCGAGGACAAGGTGCGGCGCGTCATGAAAGACCCGGCGAAATGGACCGTCCTGCAGCCGTTCTACGATGCCTGGAAGCGGCAGGAAAAGGCGCCGGTCAACGGCTACCCGATCGATGCATGGCCCGGCGTCACGCCTGAACAAGCCAAAGTTCTGAAGGATCGTCACGTTCTCAGCGTCGAAGACCTCGCCAATTCGTCTCAGGCCGATCTCGGAAAGCTCGGGCTACCGGGCGTCCTGCAGCTTCAGGGAAAGGCCAAGGCTTTCCTCGAGGCCAGGCAGAATACGGCGCCCGTAGCGGCCGAGGTCGCAGCGCTGCGTGAGGAAAACAAGACGATGCGCGAAGAGCTTGAAGCGGCGATGCAGCTTCTCAAGGAAATGTCCGACAAGGGCGATGCGCCGCGCCGTGGCCGGCAGAAGGACGCCGAATGACCCTTCTCACGATCTGCACAGACGCCGTCGATCGTATCGCCATCACACTGAGCGGTTCAACGGTGTTTTCGAACGCCGGGGACACCGCTCGGCAGATGCGAGCGCTTGCCAATCAGGAAGGCAAGGAATTGATGCGTCGCGGATCGTGGGAAAAGCTCACCAAGGAAGTCACGTTCACGTCCATCGCCCAGGAAACGCAGACAGCAGTTATCCCGGACGATTATGACCACATGCTGAACGAGACGTTCTATAACCGGACGAGAAAGCGCCAGGTCACTGGCCCGCTTAGCCCTCGGGATTGGCAGGCCCAGAAATCCATCCTGGCGACCGTTCTCTACGACAGCTACCGCATCCGCGGCGGTGACGTATTGATGATCCCGGTTCCTCCAGCCGGCGACACCTACGCATTCGAGTACATCTCGAACAAGTGGGTTCTTGACGCCAGCGATGTCGAGAAGGCCGCGTTCACCGCCGACACGGATACGGCCATCCTCGATGAGGAGCTGATCACGCTTGGCGTTATCTGGCGGTTCCTGAAGGCCAAGGGATTCGATTACGCCGAGGCATTCCGAACCTACGAACTCCAGGTCTCGCAGGCTCTCGCCCGCGACGGATCTAAACGGACGCTGAACTTCACGCAGCAGATCAATTACGGCCGGC